GCTACTGCTGTAACATCAGCACTAATGCCTGCTACCGTTGTAACATCTGCACTAATACCTGCAACTGTTGTAATATTAGGAATGTTTGTAGATATAAATTGTTTGTTAACAGCATCTGTATTATCTACAGGATTTGCAACATTTTTTAATCTTTTATTTTGTACATTCCAATTGAAATCTACGTTATCCAATGAGATAACGTCACCAGCTTTATCTATGGCTTCTTGAGACATATAAAATGCTTGGTCTGAATCTGTGTCTAAATCGTTTTCGGTTAAAACTGAACCTGAAACATAATCTACTAATTTTGTGTTTTGACTTGTTGTTCTTCTTATTTCAATAGCCGCACCGTTTGCAGGTGCAACGTTAAAAGTAAGGTTAGTTCCTGCGGCATCTAAAGTGTAAGCTGTAACATTAGAACCTGCTACTGTAGCTGTTAAATCTGCTGTACTTCTGTAGCTAAAAGGTATAGCGTACGTAGTAGTAACACCATTACCAGTATATCTTACAAATGAATTTGCCATAGTTTTTGTTTAGTTCTTCTAAAAGGGGTACTTTATTGAATTGCTAGCATAAATTCGCTTAAAGCGCTTTCTGCCTTTTCTTTTATAAAGATATTACGTTCTTCTAAAGTATCTTGTAACACAGGAAATTCTTCCCACATTTTTTGAAAAGCAATACGTTCAACTTTATGTACTATATCAAGTATGTAATTTTGTCTGTAATCATCTCCAGCCACTATTCCTGAAGGTAATTTATATAAACCGCTAGTTTTATCACTTACTAAAGTTTCAACTAAATCTTTTAATTTATATTGTTTACCTTTATATGGGATATTTATTTCAGATTTTAATTCTAACCATCTATCGTATGCTGTTTGTCCATCTTTGTTTTTAATACTTCTTAAATCAATATTAGTATATCTATCAACTTTTTGAGGTGCTTTATATTTTAATTCTCTATTTTGAAAGAATTTAGTTGTTTCAGTATTTTTAAAAGTAGTCATAGCAAAAGGAGAAGACCATAAACCAGTTTTACCACCTAATCCAAATAACCAACCATTCTTTCTATCTATTTTTTCACCAAACATATTACGTTGTGGCATTGTTCTGTTTTTATCAGAAAACGGATTTAACGTTCTTAATCTATCATTAAATGTAAATAATTCTCTTTGGTAATCATCTACAACTCTGCTTGTATATCTTAGACCACCAGACAAAGGCGTAACTTTAAATATTAATCTTGATACTAAAGAAGACCCAATTCTATCTGGAGCTCTTGATTTCATAAAATCATCACTAAAGAAAAAGTTTGCTGTTTCTAAAATGTTTTTAGTATAAAATTTAGAAGTTAAATTTCTAGTCATAGAAGCTATTACTCCCATAGCTAATTCAATATATTGATTTTCTACTTCTTCTGGTAAATCCTCATTATGTTTCATAAAATCATTTATAGCATCTACCATATCAGCCGCTATAAAAAACGGAAACATAATAGGGTCTAACCTATTTGCAGAAATATATCTACCATCACTTGTTTTAATTGAATATTCTTGCCAACCAGTTGTATTAGTTCTTTCTCTATTTTCTTTCCAATCTCTTGAGCCACCACCAGTTACATCACCTTTAATAGCTGTCATTATAGCGCTAGACCATATTAACCAACCTGCTTGTATTCTAGCATTAGCTTCAGCCGCCGCTTCAGGATTTAAATATTTACCATCAGCATTTTTAGCTAACATATGTCTCATTTGAAATTGAAATCTACCAAGTAAAGGTAAATGTTGAAAATTCCATCTTAACAAATTTGACGGTGTATTAATAAAGTGCATACCAAAGGCTCTTAACCATTTATGTTGATTAGTAAAAGATAAAACACTACCAGTAATACGACCTTCTTTTTTTCCAGTTTTAGGATTTACTGAATAAGCTGATTGTGTGTATGAACCTTCTCTAGCATATTGTAACGGGTCATTAATTAATGTATCTAATGAACCATCTGTTTCTTTTGCCGCTCCTTTAGATTCTAAATAATCAAGTTCTAATTCTTTAAATCTTTTTTTATATTCTAATCTGTTTTTAAATATTCCAATATCAGGTGTTTCATCATAAATTTTAGAATTAATTTGAGCCGCCATTCTAGCTTTAAACATCATAGTTTTAAGAAATTCATCACCTGCTGACAATACTCTCATAGGTAAACTTGTTACATATGATACAGGTTGAACAACTCCTTTTTGCAGAACAGTGCCTACAGCTCCTAAAGGTTCTGTTAATAATTTACCTGTTTCATTTATAAATCTTTGCAACTGTCCTTGTCTAATGTTGCTATCATATTTCATTTGCCTGCTATCAAGCAAAGGTCTTCCCATATAAAAACTTTTTAATGCTCTTTTTAAAGCGTGACCTATATATACATATTGATAAATATATGTTTGCAATGCTTCTCTTGCTACAATTTTAGCTCTTGCAGTATCTTTAAAAGCTAAATTACCACTTCTTAATAACATCACAAAAGGTTTCCACTGTGTTTGTGTAAGACCTGAAATAATGTTTAGAATATGTGTATCAGGTGAAGATAATAAGTTATTATTAATATATTCTGCCGCTAAATCCCATTTATTAACTTTACGTGCATTTTGTAATGCTAAAATTACTTGGTTGTCATCATCTAAAAGAGATACAGCTTTCCAAAACGCTTCGGGGTCATCTTCTTTTAATGTTTTCATTTGAACATCTTCAGGTTCAAGAATTAATTGAGCCGCTCTGTCTTTATCTTTTATAACTCTACCAGCAGTAGTTGCTCTGGCATAATTTTCTTGCAATGATTTTTGAACATCCATTAATTCATTCAAAACATTATTTCTTAATTCTAACTCTTTAACAATTTCTTGTCTTTCTTTTACACTTAAATCAACTCTATTTAATTCATTAGCTAATTTAACAATATCATCAGATTCTTTAATCATACTGTCGCCGTGTGCTATAATAATACCAAATAATTCTCTGTCTTCTTTAGCTTTTGACTTAGCTAGTTTTCTAAGTTTTTTAGGGTCAGCGCCTATTTTTTCAGCAATGACTTCCATATCTTTTAATGTAATTTTATCAGTACCAATTAATTCACTCATTTCATTTGCTGAGTTTTTAAGATACGTTAGTGCCGCACCTCTTTTATATCTAGTATAATTAAAAGGTGTTTTAGGTGGTTTATCGTTTGTTGATATACCTTCGTCTGCTGTTTGTCTTAAATTCTTAATTCTTATAGATGTTGTGTCACCAATTAATGTACTTTTAAATTCTATTTTATCTATATCTTCTTTTGATAAATTTTGATAATAATTTTTCTTTTCTTTTTTAACACCTATGTCTTCAAATAATCTTTTACCAGTTATTGTATCTCTACCATAATTTTGTAAATCAGTTAATTGTTGAATAGAAGTATTTTTTAAATTTCTATTTGTTAATTTAAAAGCTCCATAACCAAATCCTGCTCCAAATAAAGTTCCAAAACCAAAACCAGAAGCCGCAGATATACCAGATTGTTTAAGACTAAATTCATCTTGAACACCTGTTTCTATAGCTGTATTTTGTAACATAGCATCTTGAGCAGTTGTAATTCCAGCACCTATAGCACCTTCATACAAAGCACCTTTTTTGACTGCTTGTCCCAATGCTTTTTTCTCAGCTTCTTTAGCCGCTATTTTAATAGTTTCTTCTGATAATTCTTTAGCTATTTTACCTTTTAATGCTTGTTTTAAAGTTTCTTTATAAGCTTGTTTTGCCGCTTGACCACCAACTCCAACACCAATTAAATTTACAGGGTCAGCTAATAATGCTCCACCATTATCTTTTAACCAACCACCAAAACTTCTATTTGGGTCATCCCACCACGAAGGTAGCATTTTATAAGTTTGGTCTATATAAGCAAATTCTTGTAATCTTTTTTCATCTTCTTCACCCATAACATTTGCCATATCCATACCCATAGAAACAGTGTTTCCATTTCGCCAAGCTCTGTCATTGTAAAAGTATTCTAGTAAGTCTGCGTGTGATTTATTTAAAAATGTATTATCATTTTCCCTATAAGAATAATAGGATTTTAGAGTGTTGTAAAATTTTTCTGTTTGTATTTCTTCTAGTGCGCTTTGTGCATCTAATGCTTTTGTCAATTGCTCATTTCGTATTCTTTCACCTCTTTGTCTTCTAACTCTATCTGGTGTTCTTTCTATAGTAGTTGTTGGTGTTTCATCTTGTAATATATCCCAATTAATTTCAGCCATAAATTATTATTTTCCTACTGATATTTGTTTAATTAATTCTAATAAATTGTTAACATCTACACCGTAAGTTTGAGCTAATTGTGTTAACACAGGTGTAAATGTATCTCTGTTTTTACTTAAATAATCAACAAAATTACTATCAATTTCTACATTAAGAGCTGTTGGTAAACTTGATTTAATAAAATTATTTAATTGTTTTGTTTTAAATTCAGCTTCTTCATTTGTAAAAGGTGTTAATTTATCAGATATACCTGTATCCTCATATTTAGGTAATGTTTTTAATTGTTCATTAATATTTGAAGTTATAGTATTTATGTTTGTTATTATATTTTGAGTTTGTTCTTGCATCATTTCTTGTTGTTGCTCAATTCTTCTTTGTGTTTCTAAATCAGACTGTTCTTTTTCTGTCATAGTCATAATTTCTGGAGCAACTTCATCTTTAAATGTAGTAATAACATAATCACCTAATTCTTTCATAAATTTTCTACGGTCAGAATTGTTTGGTAATTTTCCATTTTCTTTAATAAAATTATCTTCAAAAGAATCTATTTCTGTTATTATGTAATTTGTAGAATTAAATATTGCTTGCGCACCATTTGATTTTAAAATACCGTTTGTAGTAAAATTACCTTTAACTGCATTTTGAATTAAAGTTAATTGTGAAGAATACGTGCTGTTTGCAATGTGAATAGGTTTAATGCCTTTTTCACTATTAGAAATATGTTTATCAAAATATCCTATTGCTTTTGTTAATTCTGATGTTGGTATGTTTTGTTTATCAAAAGCTGTAATAAGTTCATCTAAATTATCATACTGACCTAATAATATGTCAACCATAAATTTATCAGTAACAACAGGGTCAACATCTGCAAATCTATTTACATTCATAATATTATCAAAAGAAGACAATAATTGAGGTGTTCCAAACTTTTCTAATTTTTCTCTCAATTCTTTTCTTTGTGCAAAAGTTTTAGGAGAGCCGTCTTGATTATCAGAAAAAGCTTCACTGAAAATTTGTTGTATTTCTTTTTTCTCTTTATATTCTTCGTTAATTCTGTTTTGATTTTCTAAAGTTACTCTTTTATTATTTAATTTGAAAACAGTTTCTGAAACATCTTTTCTTTTAGTATCAATTAATGAACCTAATTTCATACCATCTTTTCCAATGCCTCTATCAGAAGATAATATTTTTATTGCTTTATCTATATCATCTGTAGAAGTTGCATTGTTATATAAATCTTGAGCATAAGCTAAAACAACATTATTTACTTCTTCATTAGAATACATATACCTTGTGGTTTTTTCACCTTCTTCTGGTGGTAAAGCAATTTTTAATGAATTAGCAGTTGCCCAAACATCTGTTACATCTGAAGCAGAAAGAATTTTAACACCTTCTTCAATCTTTTTAGTTTGAGCATAATTGTTTCTTACTTGAGCATCAGCAATAGCTTCTTTAGCTTTGTATTGATTAAATACAGAAGCAAAACCTAAAGCATAAGAACCGTCTTTATCAGCAAAACTTGGAAGATATTCTTTGTAAAAAGCAGGTAAATTAGTTTCTTGAAAATTATATTTATTTTTATTTTCTTCTATTTTAGCAATAGCATCAACAGCTTGATGTCTTCCTGTATGATATTGAACTGTTTTGTCTATGTATTTTCCAGACAAATTAGGATGCTTACCTTCTAAAATTTCTTTTTGAATTGTTTCAGCATCTTTAGTTAATAATAATTGGTTTAAATCTTGTATAGCAACATCTTTTTTTTGAGAAATCCCTCTGTTGTAAATTGTTTGTAAAGCAGGGTTTACATCTCTTTGTAATATATTAATTAAATCTGTAGCTTCAGATTTATCTGCGGTATTAATTTGACCAGCAAATGTAGCGCCCATATATTTATTTGTAACTCGTGATTTGTATGCCATTAATTATTCCTTATTTGATTATAATGTTGGTTCTCGCTCACCAGCCGTTGGTTTTGGTTTAACATTTGCTTTATAATTTTGATAACCTTCAGCACCAATAGTTGCTACTTGTAATAACAATCCAGTTTGACTAGGCATTGTTACAGGTTTAACACTATTGTATCTTCTTTGTTGAGCCGCATAAGCTTCAGATTCTTGACCTGTTAATTTCATAACATCTGTTTCGTAATCTCTAACAACATCTAAAAATTGCATATCATAAGTTCCTGCAATATCTTGTACAATTTTAACTCCATTACCAGCATTTAAATTTAAAGCTTGAGATTGTTTTTTATTATTTTCTTGTGAAATTTTAAATTGTTCTGCTTTCTTTTCTCTACTTGCTAAAACTGCTTCTCTATCAATTTTAGATAAATCATTAAGATATGCTTGGTCAGAGCTTCTTTGTGTTTGTGTGTTAGCTCTTTGTTGTGATTTAGCTACTGCTTTTTGACTTTGATAAGAATATATCGCTGTTCCTATTTTCAGTGCTGTTACAACATCACACATAGTTAATTATTTGTCTCCTTCATCATTAATAAAAACGGCATTTTACCAAAACCATAATCTCCAATTTCAGTTCGTGGTTCAAAGCCAAGATATTGAAGCCATTTAAGTGACTTCCAATTTCGTTTATCTACAAAATTATATAAATATTTATAATCTTTTCCCATTTCTTTTATCCAATAAGGACATTCTTTAATAAATTGTTTTGTATGTTGAAATAATTTTTCACTAGACAACATCCAAGCTACTCCATAATCCGGTTCTTTGCATTTAGCTACACCAAACATACCAATAACACCTTCATCTTTTGTTCCAATAATACTAAATATTTTTCCACTAGGTTCAGTAAACGGAAACACTAAAGCTTCTAAAGGTGAAGAATTATTAGATGCTTTAATTTCTGCTCTGTCATCTTTTCTTATTCTTGGTGCTAAATATAAAGCGTCTTTTAATATAGCGGGTCTTACGTAGTTTTCTCTGGTCATTTAAATCCTTTGTGAACGATTGTGGTAATATCCTTCAACTTCTGCACTAGCAATGTACATAGGCAGATGTGAAGAACTTTTTATATTTAAAGTAAAATCTGTGTTTCTACAGGAAACGGGTACCTTAATAGTTCCTGAGTTAATTGCTGGCACACCAACTTGACTTGAAGGTGTTCCAATAATATAACCATTCATAAAAGTATAACTTGTATCTCTACCTTTAGGTGTTACTTCAACTTGAAAATATCCTGAGTTTTCATAATTAAAAGATATGTTTCTTATTTGATAACGACCTGATGTAATAGCTACTAATCCTCTACCAGAACTTTCTCTTATATATTGAGGCGATAAAGTATATTTAGATTCAAAAGGAACACCAATATATAAATTAGTATGATTACCTTGAATTGTATAAGTTGAGCCTGCTGTGTTAGTTGCTGTAAAATTATTTCCAGTAACAGCATCAACTGCAATTAAACCTGTTTTAACACCATACGGTGAAGTAAAGGTAGTTAGATTTGTGTTACTATCATATGTTCCAGTAACATTCTTTTTTAAATCTAAATAAATATTAAAACCAATTGTTGTATCTTTTAAATTTCTTAAATCAATTTTAATTAATTTTGTATTTGTTCCTTCTGAAACCATTAAATAAATAAAACTTTCAAAAGACATACCACCTAATATTTTAGCATTAGCAAAAGTCCATTTTGACCAAGCTGTTTGTACTTTTTCACCTCTATCAAAAAAGTATTTATAAATGTACATTGTACCACCATTAACAGATGTTATGTTAGTACCTGTGATATAAGGTGCAAGTTGTGCGTCTGCATTATCAGAAGCTAACGCAATTAATGTATCTTCTGTTGTATTACTAATTAATTGATAAACATTACTAGGTATTAAATTTTGAACTGAAACTGTTATGTCTAAACCATCATTTGTTAATGTATCATCATCAGCAAAATATTCTCTTATAGCTGTGTTATTGTTTCTTGCTTGTGCAAAATATGCATACTTACCTGCTGAAACTGGTTTAACAGCTTGATTAAATTCAAATGATGAAGTTTCATTTAAAACTGCTGAAGTAGGTGTTAAACTATCTCCTAAATTTCCTAATTTATATTGTGATTTTTCAGAAAATAATAATAAAGATTCATTAAAAGCTAAACTATCAAATAATGTATTAACTTCACTTCCTGAAGCCGCAATATCAATCGGGTCTGTATCTAAAACTTGTGTAACTGTTTTTGCAAAGAAATTAAAAAATTCTGCGTTTTCTGTAAATATTAAATTATCTCTTGCTAAAACACCTAATCTATTTTTATAAAATAATAAATTATTAATTTTGTTACCAACAAAACTTGGATTAGAATTTGTAATACCATCACCTGCAACTCTATCACTCCAATTAACTTCTTGAAATGTAAATGTGCCATCATTGTTATTAATTAATGCGTGTGGCATTGTAGAGTTATCTAAACCTAAACTTACATCAGGTGCTATTGTTTCTTTCCAAAGTCCATCACTTTGATATTGTACCCAATAATCAGACAACACATCTCCTTCATCACCAGTAACTTTAATTTTACTAGAAGTGCTTGCGTGATATGGTAATTTTGTAAAATCAGAAATTGTATCTTTAACCGAATACATTCCTTCATTACCTGTACCATCAGTTGTCTCTAATTCATAATTAGCATTACCATCTATTACTACAAATCGCATTATTGATGGATAAAGTGTAACAGTAAAATAATTAGTTACACCAGCATATGTGCCTAAACCTTGTGTTGTAGTTAATGAAGCACCAGTGTCAGTTCTTACTAAATCAAAAGTAGCTGAAGATGAACCATCCCAATAAGCACTAGAAGTTCCTTTATGTAAAATATCAGCAACGTGAGCTGTATCTCTATATGAAGCATCGTGTGTTGCGTTAGAACCTGTAGGCAATTGTAAAGTTGCTTTAATACCATAAGCCATATTAGGGTGTTTTACAGTTACAGCGTATTCTCTACCGTAATTTGTAGTTGCAACTATAATATAAAATTCTTCTATTTTAGCTGGGCTTGTTGATGTGTCCGCTAATACTGTTTTAGATTTATTTGCAATAAAAGTATAATCAGCAATATTAACCATTCTAAAATCTTGTTTAGGATTTGTAGAAGTTAAATAACTAGCACCACTTGCAATAGTTACAGTTTTTTCATTACCATTTAAATCCCAAACTTTAACACCACCATTATAAACAGCAACCATAAATTGGTTGTTAAAGTCTCTTTGAATAGACCAAAATTTTGTAGTGTTAGGAAATACATTTGTAGCATCTAAAGTAGCCACATAATCAAATGAAGGTCTTTTTGATAAACCATCTACAATATTATTTTGTAAATTTAATTGTTCTTCACCTTGATTAATACCTCTTTGAGTTGGTGTCTGTTGCGAGATACCATTCAAAAAGTTAGGAATACTTTGTGATACTACGCCACCCATTAGTATGTCCTTCGTGTTGGTCTATTTATAATTGAATAAGTATTTGAATCACCTTCTAATATATTAATATCTGCTTCTTGACTATCTGCTTGATGAAATGCCATTAATGCTTCATTTTCATCATTAGCAATTAATTTAACAATTTCACTATCACCAAGAAATCTTGAAGCAAATCTTCTTGATGCTTTTTGTGTAATATATTGTCTTGCGTATTCAGGTAATTGTTCAAATTGTTGTACTAAAACTAAATCAACTTCTGCTGGAGCTGAAGTAAAAACATCAGTATGTCTTTCTAAATCATATAAAAATCCATTTCTAATTGTGTAATTTAAATGTCTATAATTTTTACTAGCGTCAGCTTTAACGCAATTTACTGGAAGTGGAATTTTATTATCTTGGTCTAAAGATAGAGATTTGTATTGTGTGTGAGTATTAAAATGCCATCCAATAGATTGAATTGACATAGAAGTTTCGTTTAAAATATTTTTTGCTGTAGAGACATCAACAGATGTTGTGCCTGTAATTGAATTAACTGGAGCCTCACCGATAACAGACAACATAATGTTTATCGCTTGTAACTCAGTTGTTGGTGTAATTTGTGTTGACATAATTTCCTATAAGTTAGTATAGTGGCGACTTAAAGTCTCCCTTTTATCGCCACTATAAATATTAAAGTTAAGCTATTACGCTTCTTTAATTCCGACAGCCGCTTCAGGTCTTAATACTCCGTGACCCATAGCGTACTTAGCTACCATTAATGTACCTTGTCTTCTTATATCATATTCGCTTTCAACAGCTAAATCCATAAGTTTTACAGTACCTACAGCAGAAGGATGAGATACCAAACATACGTAGTTTGCTAAGTTAACAGTTTGAGGGTTTGAACCACCCGCAGTTGCTGAACCTGCATCCGGCGCCGCAGTGATATTAGAATTTACAAAGTGTGCAGTTGGAATTAATTCAATTCCAGCTACTTTAATAACTTTACCTTCCGCAATTGAACCTTGACCTGAAAAGTCAACGTTAGTTACGTTAGTACCGTTAGCTAATTTGTAATATTCTTCTAATTTAATAAATGCTTTTCTACCTTCTTTTGGAACGTAGTTAGCATCTAATTGTTTAGCCGCATCAAACAAACTGTCAATCATTGCATTAGCCGCAGTTGAAGCTGTTGCTGAAGCAATGTTAGTGTTTGTTAGTACAGTTCCTGCTCCGTAACCTGTATCAGCTACGTTTGCAGAAGCTTGTGCCGCTTGACCAATAGTTTGTAAGATATGCTTATCTTTTTGGAAAGCTAGTGCTCTACCTATTTCAGTAGAATATGCACTTCTTACATCCCAGTGGTTTTTTGCTTCCTCAATATTTGATAAAAATACTGAAGATAAAAGTAGGTCATTAATTGTAATAACCTTCTCATTGTGGTTTACATCTGAGCCAGTAATTTCTGAACCAGCAGTATGATATGACGCACTTACTCTACCCATTACTGGGAACGTTGCAGACTTACCAGAAGAAATACTTCTAACCATTTCTGCACCTTGAGTTACTGAAGCTCTATCAAAAGAAGTTAATACTTCTCCTGCAAAAACTTTCAGAAACAGAGCGTCTTCACTACCACCAGCATTTACTCGACCTAAACTCACAGGTGTTGCGTTTGCCATTGTGTTTTCCTTTGTTATGACGTTTATTTATAAAAGCCTCTACATATGTTTCAGTTTCATATTCAAGATTGTCACCCGCAGGTGGTCAAGTTATTATACTTAATTAAATATGTGTTGGCAAGTTGCCCGCTAAAAAGCGTGCACAACTATCTACACTTCCATTTACGTAATGCTAAAGCTTTTCTTGTAGGTTGACCATTAGGTTTTTTCATAGCACCCTTAACTCCAGACATTCTTGCACAAAAGCTTGCTCTACGTTTTGCCGCTTTTGAACCTTTTTTTACTTTTCCTGTAACAGGCGCTTTTAAGTTAGCGCCAGTTGTTCTTTTAAAATATTTTCTTCCTGCGGAATTTAATCCACCTGAAGGACTTTGATATCTTTTAGCAACCATTTTATTACTTTTTTTTCTTAGGAAAGCCAGCTTTCATATTAGCATAAGCTTTTTTTGAAATAGTTGACTTAGATTTAGGTCTCGAAATACCTTTACGTTTACGAGCGTTTATATTTGCGTATAGTCCACGTTTAGCCATTATGCTTTCATCCCTTTTTTCTTAGCAGTTGCATAAGCTACTTTTGTACCTTTTTTCTTTCCATAAGTTTTTTTCATTGCACTTTTCATTTTTTTAAACTTTTTAATCATTGGCATATTTATTTTTCCTATAAGTTACTGTTAGCTAATTTATTTTTAACTTCATTTTGATATGCAATATCTTTAGCATATCTAGGATTAGACATAGCCTCTGTTACTTGTGCCCAAGATTCAAAACCTTGTTCAGCAGTAGGCTGTGCTTTACCTGTTACAAGTTTAGGTTCTACACCGTTAGCTCTTTCAAATTGACCTTTAAGTGCATTAACAGCTAACTTAACTGTGTCCATATCTCCACTGTTCACAGCTTTATTATAAGCTTGTTTTTCACCTTCTGTCATATTTTTAGATGCCCAGTCAACCATTTCTTGATATGCTTCATCACCACCAACAGTTTCTTTTATTTCAACTGCTTGTTGATTAGCAATTGCTTCTTGACCTGCAATGTAATTATCTACATACTGTTTGCTTATTCCAACTTTTTCTAAAGCTTCATAAGATTTAGCATCTAATTCACCTTTTTCAGAATATTCTTTTTGTAAAGAAGACATATCTAAACCGGCATCAGAAACAGCTTGTTCAGCTATTTCTAATTTACCATCTGATTTAGAAGTTTCTGTTTTTTGAGTTGCTTTACTTACAGGGTCTATTGCTTCTTTAGACTGTCCACCAAGTTTTTTTTCTAATTCTGAATATGACTTAACTAAATCTTCAACTGAATTAAATTTTTCAGGTAAGCCATCAGGTTTACTTTGTGCGGGCTGTGTCTCATTTACTTGTTCTACTGGTTTTTCTGAACCAGTTTCTTCTGTTTTTATTTCTACGCTATCTACCATTTTATTGTCCTTGTTGTTGTTTCATCATACCGCTAACCGCAGGTGCGATAGCTTTTTCAGCCATTCCCATTATCTGCTGGTTTTGCATTTGCGCTTGCATTTCTTCTTGCTCTTGCATTAGTTCTTCATTAGACTTAATAAGTCCTTCTGTATCAATTCCTAATCCAGTAGCAATACGTTTTATTAAATCCTGAGTATTCAAACTTTGAACTATCTGAGGATTTACTTGTGCTAAGTTTCCAATCTCAGCAACAAATTCTCTTAATTTTTGTAAATCATTTCCTCTACCTAAAGCTTCTACACCTGTAATAATTGTAGGTTTAACAGAATCTTTTGGTAAAGAAGGTATCTCATTTGTTTGAGACATTCTTTTCATTAATATGGTCACTAAAGGTAATTGAAATTCTTGAGACAATAAAGAATAAATACCACCCATAGCAGTTTCTAATTGCTGTGCCATATATCTAATTTCTTGAGCTGTAACTCTTTCAGCATCTCTTTGAATTGCAGTGTTTAATAAAAATGCATAAGACATTCTTTCTTCTAACTTAGCAATACTTCTTTCAACTACTTGTAAGTCATATTGTTTTTGTGCTTGTAATACAGAAACATCATCTTGAGTACCTGTAATAATATCTCCATTTCTAGTGTTAGCTAAATCTTTTTTTCTAGTTACAGAATTTGGTCTAACCATAAACACTACTTTAGATGATGCCGCCGCACTTTCTACAAGAGCTTGTGATAAACCTTCTAATGATTTTAAATCACCTAAAAATTCTTCAACATATCCTCTACCATAATCTTCATTATCAACTCTAACCATTCTTAATGCTTGGTAAGGTAAACTGTCTGTATTGTATGAACCAATAGAATTTTCTATTTTAATTCCTTTTACTTCTTGACAAGTGTAAAACTTTTTTTCATCTAATTTATAAACGTGTGTATATAAATCTATTTCTTCATCAGGTTTAAAATCTTCAAACTCAGACATTCTTTGAACAGTATCGTTATCTAAATATGTTGGATGAATAGTTTCTTTAATAATTATTTCAATAATATTTCCAGAAGCATCTCTTTTACAAACAAAATTTGTTAATGGAAATACTCTCATATTTCCTTTTTTTGGTAAATAAGTTAATACGTTACCTGCAACAATTAAATGTTTTAATGCTTCAAACACACTAACTCTTAAAGCTAGTTGTTCAATTTTATTTGAAACTTCTCTTTCAATAGTTGCTAAAGATTTTTCTACTTCAGACTTAATTTCTTTTTGTTGGTCTAAATCTTTTTTAGCTTGACCTGAAATTGATAATCTAAAAAAAGGTGAGTTAGGCGGAAGTAATAATAATAAAAGTTTAGATGCTAAATTGTTAACACCTCTAGCGCCTACTGATTGAAAGGGATTGTATAAATCTGTTGATGAATGAAAACCATCTGGTGGAAGTAAGGAAGGAATTGTAAGCTCACTACATTCTTGAGCTCTATCTAAGAAATGTTCTCTGTGTTGTTTTAAAGTTTCGTATCGCTCTTTAGCGCTTTGTTGTAGTCTGTTATTTAAGTACATATATTAAGATATATTTAAACCAGATACTGTAGGTATATTTAAACCAGATGAAGTTTGTAAAGCAGAAGTTCCTCTTTTTCTACTTGCTTTTTTAGCTACTGCTTCTTTTTCAACATCTACCGCAGTCTCAACTGCTGAAGCTTTTGTTTCTCCAATAGGAGATGGGCTTTCAACAACAGCTGGTGGCGGAGCTGGTTGTACCTGTGGTACCTTTGGTGCTGACATACACATAATTATTTCTCAGTCCTCTCTTTTAACGTATTGATAAATTTAACAACATCTCTCTGACCCGCTTGAAAATAAATTTGATTAGGCTGTTCTGTGACAGAAGCAGACTTTTCAGGGTAAACTTTGTTTAATAGTTTAATTAATTCATCTACCGTTGCAGGTAAAATTAAATCATCTTGGTCATTCATATGTTGTTTATTCTTCTAAAAAGGGCACTTTAGTCCCACAAACTTCCAGTTATTGTTCCTTTGTTATATTCTGTTGCTCTATTTTCAAAGAAATTAGCGTGTTCTACACCATTTAACACCCAGTCTAACCATCCTAAAGGATTGTCTTTTACCTTATAATTTGGTTTTAATGAAAGCTGTAACAGTCTTCTATCAGCAATGTATCTAATATATTCTTTAACTTCTTCAGGTTTTAATCCTCTAATACCACCCATAGAAAAAGCTAAATCAATAAATTTATCTTCTAAATCTACCATATCACGACAAGTTTGATAGATACTGGCTTTAAATTTTTCTGTCCAAATATTTGGGTTTTCCTTAATCAATTGATGAAATAATTTAATCATACTTTCAACGTGATGTGTTTCATCTCTAATAGACCAAGTAACAATTTGGCACATACCTTTCATTCTTCCATATCTTTGAAAGTTAAGTAACATTACAAATGATGCAAACAATTGTAAGCCTTCACCAAAAGCAGAAAAGCAAGCTATTTCTCTAGCTAAACCTTCTAATCCTGCACCTTTACTTTTAAATAAATATTCGTGCTTATTAGCCATTTCTTTATATTCTTGAAACGCTTTATATTCTTTATCAGGCAAACCAATTGTATCATTTAATAATGAATAACTGTGTGCGTGATTTGCTTCACTTGTAGCAATTGCAGACAACATCATTCTAACTTCTGGTGTTTTAAATTTAGGAATATATTTATCAAGATAAGCTTGTGCTATATCCACATCTCCTTGAGTAAAAAATTTTAAAATTTGTCCGATAAGATTTTTTTCTTCTACTGTTAATCTTTCGTTCCAATCTCTTACATCTTCGTGCAATGGAACTTCGCTTGGAAGCCAATGCATTTTTTGTTGCATATCATAAGCTTCAAAAGCCCATCCATAATCAAATGGTTTGTAGTATGTTCTCTTATCGAATAAACTCATATTTTATTTTTTAACTCCTTTAAATATTTTTCTTCTTCTTTTTGTTCTGGGTTTTTCTTTTCTACTTTTTTCTTACCCCATATATCGTGCCAATTATTTTTAAATTTTTCAGATGGAATGTGTTTACCATCTCTTATTTTATAACTGTTGAAACCCATAAATATAATTCTACTCCTTCTATTATTATTATAACAAGTAATTCTAATGCTAGGATAGTGTGATAAACTGTCCATAACACAGATTGCTTTGTTGTTTTTTGTTTTCTTTTTTTACGCTTTGTTTTATCTATATTGTCAAACATATTTACATCAGTCATTTTTTCCTTTTTTATATACAATCACAAAAAGTGTTAATTGTTGCTAATGTAAAAACATAGCCAATATAACCACCAAAGATTATAATTAATAATTTAGTGAACCAATCCATTATCCCTCACACGCAAGACAATCAGCTTCTGGTATAATTGTTCTTTCTACTTTTTTAGAAACTAATTCAGCACGTTTAATTGCTTCAGAACGACAATAATATAAAGTCTTTAAATTTTTCTTCCAAGCCAACATATGTATATCGTGAAGTTCTTTAATATTAACATCAGCAGGTACAAACACATTAACTGATTGTGCTTGACAAATATATTTTTGTCTATCAGATGCGTGTTCTATTATCCATTGTTGATTAATTTCTATTGCTGTTTTAAATATATCTTTTTCATTATCAGATAATTCTTTTAAATGTAAAACTGAACCTCTATTTGCCAAGATAGATGTCCAAGTTTTTTCATTGTTAATTCCTTTTTTATCTAATAATTTTTCTAAATATTTATTCTTAACTAAAAATGAACCAGACATAGTTTTTTGTACATAAGCGTTTGCTCTGTATGGTTCGATAGATGGAGAAGTTGTACCACAAATAATAGAACTAGAAGCGTTAGGTGCTATTGCTAATAAATGTGCGTTACGCAAACCAGTACCTTCCATATCAGGAGCTTCACCTCTTTTAATTGCTAGTCTTTTACTTTCTTCTACTGCTTGCTCTTTAATACTTTTAAACATTTTTATATTTAATGACTTAGCTAAAGCACCTTCAAAAGCAATTCCTTTAGATTGTAAGTATGCGTGAAAACCCATAGCACCTAAACCTAAACTTCTTTCATTGTTGGCACTAAACCTTGCTCTAAACAATTCATTTGGTGCTTTGTCAATAAAGTATTGTAATACATTATCTAAATATCTTATTAAGTCTGGTATAAATAAAGTATCGTTTTTCCATTCATCATATTTTTCTAAATTTACAGAAGACAAACAACAGACTGCTGTTCTATTTTCATCAGTTGCTAATGTTATTTCAGAACATAAATTAGAATGATGTACTTTTAATCCTAATCTTTTTTGTGTCTCAGGCAATGCTTCATTGATTGTATCTATAAATGAAACATAAGGCTCACCAGTGGCAACTCTTGTCTCTAATATCTTTAGCCACAAATTTCTAGCTGATATTGTTCTCACTACTTTTTTTGTATGCGGGTCAATCAAATTCCAAGTGTCATCATATGTTGGTTCTTTAATACAGTTATCAATTAACTGCATAAAGTCATCTGATATGTTTACACCGTGATGTAAGTTTAAACATTTTCTATGAACATCACCACCACTAGGTTTTCTCATTTCTAAAAACTCTATTATCTCTGGATGAGATATATCCATATAAGCGGCATAACTACCACGTCTTGTTTTACCTTGAGAGAAAGCAAGTATCTCACTATCAACTACGTGAAGAAAAGGAATTGAACCTGATGATTGTGAGCCACCAGAAGTTTGTGTTCCATCACTTCTAATATGTCCCCAGTAACCACCAATGCCACCACCAACAGAAGCAAGCCAAGCGTTCTCTGTGTAGTGTCCTGTTAATCCTTCTCTGCTATCACCAACATAATTTAAGAAACAAGATATTGGCATACCTCTTTTACTTCCGGCGTTAGACAAAACAGGCGTTGAATACATAAACCAAAGTTTAGATGCATAATCATAAATTCGTTGTGCCATTTCTTCATTGTCAGAAAATGCTTTAGCCGCTCTCATAAAACCATCTTGCGGTGATGTTTCTTCAGATAATAAATATCTGTCTTTTAATGTTGTCTTACCAAAATCAGTAAGTAATTCATCTCTTTCATAATTTATCATAGGAACTTCACTTCTATAAAATTTGCTCTATCTAAAGTTAAATAATTAATTGCTATAGGTTCAAATTCTTCTAACGCATCAAATACAGTTTGTTTGTTTAAAGAACCACAAGTGTAAACATCTAATTGAACAACCGCCGGAGCATCTTCATCCCAAGAATGAAAAGCAATGTGTGATGTTTCAATACATTGAACACAAGTCAATCCTTTGTTACCTTTTTTATTTACATACACAGCAACAGTATCTCCTAATGGTTTCATATTAATATTTTTTACTAATTTTTGAATCCATTTTTTAATAAATTCTACATCTGTTGGTGGGGTTTTTACAGTTGCTCTTATAATAATATGTTTATGTTCTAACATTCTTTAGTTCTTTCTCAATTATAAAATTAATATATTGTTTTGCTTTTTTTAAATCTTCAACACCACCTTTTTTACGCCAGCGTGTTATGTATTTAATAACATTACCTTCACAAAAATTTAAATTATTTGATATAATATAATCAATAGGTTCTATTTTATTCTGTGCATAGTGTGGCGGTTGCTTAATTAAATCTGCCATAGTTTTACTTTTCCTGTTTTTTTATTGTATTCTCCGTGTCTTAGAATACGTGCAACTCTAGCTTGTTGTAAAGCTTCAGCTTCAGTATATCCTTTTTCAACGTAAATCTTTTTAACAATTTTCCATAAGTCTAAAAGGGGAACGTTAGTATATTTCTGAATTAGTTTCTCAGCAGTTTTAATACCAACACCTTCAATACCATCATAACCATCAACTTTATCACCAGTTAATGTTTGTATCATAAACCAATAGTCTGCCATTCTTTGTGATATGTTTTGAACATTAAGACCATCAACAGATAAATTACAAGGAACAGTTTTTAAATCCTTATCTATACTAACAACAATACGTTCTTCATCAGTAGGTTCAGTTGACATAATACCTAAAATATCATCAGCTTCTAAGTTTTTCCACACAACACCATTATGTTTTTTAATTACATAATCACGCAATGCTTTTAATGTCATTGGTTTACGTTTGTCTTTTCTATTACTTTTGTAAGTAGGAAGTATTTCTTTTCTAAAATTATTAGTATCTGTCAATGCAACAATATAATCGTCTGCATTTAAACTAGCTCCTAAATCATCTATAACTAAATCAACATCTGCTTTACAAATGTTTTCATCACAATGTAATGTCCAAAGTCCATCACCCCAATGTGTGTCAACTTCATTATTAAGTGCTATCTTATATAATAAAATATCACCATCTATTAATAATACTTTTTTCTTTTGCATATTTTTATCCTATATATTAAATGTTAATAAATCTTCTTTAGGAATTATGTGTCCTTTAGAACTCCAGTTATCACCACCAATTTTGATGGGATATTTAACCATAAGTTTTTTAAGATGGTCAGTGGGTATGATTACCCAAACTTGATTTTCTCTCTCAGGTTTATACAAACATATTGCATAGTTTTTTGAATCTGTATTATATATGCCAGATACTTTTCCTCTGCTTTCAGTTTCAATATATACATTACCTGTCTTTATACATAACCTATCAGACTTACATTCTATCTTACCCTCTATTGCTTTTAAAAATTCATTTTCACAGTCTTTTCCAAACTGTAA